CCCCTAATAGTATCTCAACCATTTTTTCTTTTCCAGCTTCATCAAGCACGTTTGTAACCTCATCAAGAAATAGTACATTTATTCTTGATTTAGATATACTGCTCATCAGCTTTCTTATGGCTAATAAAGTAGAAGTATTAACTCTTGCTAGTTCTCCAGCACTTAGAGCCAATATTTCTACTGCTTTACCATTGTCGTCTATTTCGACATTTAGCTTGTCGTTAGTAACTACAAACTGTAAATTGAATCTACCATCAGATAACTCCGCAAGATACTCATTTGTGAGTTCTTCTAAGTCCTTTACTAGATTTTCTATTTTATATGCAAGTAGTCCATTAGTACTAAATGCTTTCTTTAGAATATCTACACTAGCTAGTCTGTCTTTTACTTCTTCTAGCTCTTCGAGTTTTTCTGAAAGTTCTTCTTCAAAATCTTTTATTTGTTCTTGTATTATTTCTAGTCTTGTATTGTGTCTTTCTCTTCTTTCGTTTTCTTCTATAACTTCATGAAGTTTATCTCTTTCTTTCTTCATGTTTAATTTTAGCATTTGTATCTTACCCTCTAATTTATATGCATCATGCACTTCTAGTGGTAAACTCTCATCAATACTACTAAATAATTCTTTAAATTGTCTTTCTGCTGTTTCTTTTCTTGCTATTGCTTTATTGTGTTCTTGTATAGAATCTATTCTTTCTCTTAATTCTATTATCTTCTCTCTTGCATTTTGTTGAGTTTTTTCTTCTGTCTTTTGTATTTGTTGTATTAAGTCAGCATCTACATCTTGTCCACAAGTAGGGCATACATCTTCGTCTGTCCCTTCAAATATGTCTGCATGGAGAATAGCCTGCCACTTACCTAGTTCAGCTTGCTCATTATCATAACTCTCAACTATACCTGATACATTACTAAATTCATTTAGATTTATCTTACCCAGTTCTTCCTTGTAATAATTATTTTGGTTTATCTTTTTGTTGATTTCAGAAATATTTTTGAAATCGAGTTGTAAAGAACTTAATTGTTCTTCGTCTTTTTCCGAAATTTTTGGTAAATCTAATTTGGGTAATATACTAGGTGCTTCCAAATTGTTGTCATTTAACCACTTTTCGATTGTGTCAACTTTCCCTTGTATGTGAGAAACCTCTCCAGATAAAATTCGTGAGTTTTCTTTAAAAATTTCAAAGTATTTTACATACTTTTCTAGTTGTAATAAATCAATCAAAAACTTCTTTCTATTAGTATCAGTAGCAGTTAAGAACTGTAGACTAGTATTAGTATTCTGATATACAATCTGGGTAAAAGTCTTAAAGTCTAAACCAAGTATTTCTTCAACACTTTTGTAAGTATTGGTTGCTGTATGGCTAGATATATCTTCTCCATTTTTATACAGCTTGCATTTAATTGATGCCTTACGAATAACATCAATTTTATACTCATCTTCGTTTACATCAAAGTCTAAAGTGATATTATATCCTTTATTATGTATTCTATTCGCTATATCTGCCTTCTTAATACCTTTTGAATTTTTATTAAATAATACTTCTTCTAGTATTAATGGTATAGAGGACTTCCCTGCTCCATTTGTTCCTACAAGCTGGGTTACTGTGCTATCTGCTAGGTCAAGAACATTTCCCTCACCATAACTAAAGCAATTATCCCACGCTAATCTCTTTAGAGTAATCACTAAACACTCCTAATATCTTTTTTGTTTTTTGTTCTTCTAATTCCAATATATAACTCAAATACTCGTTTAATTCCTCTTCTATTGTCATCTCTTTGTCGAGCATAAGAGTTGCCTCTGTTTTTCTTTTTATTACTTTCTTGTCAAGTAACTCTGAGTTTGCAACTCCTGTTAGGTCTGCAACATCGCCCTCTATCTCATAGATAGTATGGTGCCAATCTGTCTGTATCATATCGCTAGGATTTGTTACAGTTTTTCTTATAAGTTGTGGTAAGTCAAAAGCGAACCACTCCCAAGTCCAATCATCTTGTATTACTATAAATCCTGTCTCTACTTCGTTTCTATGAAAACTTGTAGTCATTGGACTGCCAGGATATACTATGTTCCGTTGTGTATTGCTGTGTGCGTGTAAGTCTCCTGCAAATACTGTTTTAAATCTATCAAATCTACTAAGGTCTACTTCAGGGACTACATGAGGAGGTATCTCTCCTCTTACATGAGTAAATAAATAATCTACATCATTTATATCTTCTATGCTACCTTTTTTATGTAGGTCAGCATATGGTAAGATTGCCCAATCATCAAGATAAAAAGTTTCATCTACAACTGTAACTAAAGGATTAATCTCAGATGTTACTCTTTTAAGATTGGAAAAGAAGGTAGTATTCTTTTTAGTAGCCTCGTGGTTACCATCAAAAATAATAGTAGGAATACTACAATCTTTTACAAAATCAAAATATAAAGTTAGTTCGTCCATAGAGGGGACTCGGTCAAACAAATCCCCACCTATGATATGCATATTACAATTATGCGTGAAGATGGCATCTTCAACTTGCTGAAAAAATAATTTATATCTGGTGCAAGCCCAAGATATTGGAACATTCTTTTGCCCCAACTTAATATGCCAATCTGCAGTAAATAGTATCATGCTACGAAGTCTTCTCCATCTGTCCACTCACAGCCAGTTAATCCACCAGCTTGTAAAGCGTGTAATGTTCTTTTTATTTCTGTTGCACTTCTTCCTGTATCTAGTGCATTTACCGATACATGTTGGATTGTTCCATTCGGGTCAACTATATATGTTGCTCTAAGGCAAACATGCTCTCTTTGGTCTACTATACCAAGTTTGTTTGCAAGAACTAATCCACAGTCTGCAGCTAGAGTATGCTTTATATTTCTGATTTGCCCTACGGCTTGTTTCCACATAAGTTTGCAATACTCATTGTCTCCACTAACACCGATTACATCTGCATCTTCCACTAGTGAATCCATTGCTGCTATTTCAGTTGGACATATGAAGGTAAAGTCTTTTGGATAAAAGTACATTACACTCCATTGTCTCTGACTTAAAAAATCTATATCTCCTATGATATTATCTGCATCTACACCCGTAAGATGAAAATTAGGAAATTTTTCTCCTACTCCAATCATTAGACATCAAACTCGTCATTGATTGTTTCGTCAGGCTGATTATTAGCCCCTTCTCTCAATCTATCAAGAAGCTCCTTTTGAGCATCGGGTGTTGGTCTAGGTAATACTTCGTCCATAGATTTGAGGTCTTTGATGAGTTCCATTTCTGCCTCATCAAGTGGTCTTGGTTTGCATTTTAATGCTTGTAATTGATACTCAACATTATATGCCATTGGTCCAGTCTTTACTCTCTTAAAGCAGATATCCCAACCAGTTTCTACATCAGTAGGGTCACCTAAATCTTCTGCAGCAACTTTAACTTGCTCCATTAATTTTTTCTTTAAGTTAAGAACTTTGACTTTGCCATCATGTATGCATTGGATTGCATAAGACCAGCCACATTTTAGTTCTGGGTGGTATTCTCTAACCCAATCTTTTTCTAGGTTATTAAATACTTCCTTCTCTCTATCAAATGATAGACACTCAAAAGGTAAGTTTTTACCATTCTCACCTTTCAACCAGTAAACATATCTTGCACAGATATCGCCTACTATTCTTACTTTGTTATCGCCATCGACATACTGATAACTGTCAATCTTAGATTTAACAGCTTCGCCTTTGGCTTGGTTAAATTTTAGTGCCATTCTAACTCCTTTAGGCTTGTGATTTCTTCAAACTTGAAATGTATTTTATCATTCTCTATCCAAAGTAATCTGTTGTTTTCAATAATTTCTTGCTTACCTGTATAGTATAGCAAGTCCAATGTGGTATCTTTCGTTCGATTATAGTCAATATAGTTGCGCAGCGAAGCGATACCTGCATACTGCACAAGTTCTTTATCAGAGTATAATCGTCTTTGAATAAACAAGGGTTCGGGATTGACGAGAAAACTATGCCCATGAAAGCTTTTCTGCCAATACTTGAATATTCTGTCTTTTCTATTAACTGGGGGTAGTTTATAAGTCAGAATATGAAGGATAGTAAGTATGTCTTGCACACTACTATTTGCTTCTTTTTTAATCTTTTTCCAATTATAGAATATCATTATATCAAAATATTAAGCATTTGTCAAGAACTTTTTTTCCTATGTTATATGGTTTTAACGTCATAACCCTGTTTTATGTAGTAGCCCATTCTCGCACTTGCCTGCCGTCTTGCTGTACGACCTTCTAAGTGAATATCAACGATAATGGGTTGCTGCTTTCCCTCATATATTCTAATAATCCGTCCTATCAACTGTGTTAGTAACGGTTCATTATTTACGGGTGTTGCCAAAATAAGACAACTCAAACAATCTAAACTTATGCCTTCGCTAAATATAGACTGTGTTCCGAATAGTATATCTATGTCTCCGAATACTTGCTTCAACATTGCAGGGCGTTCCTCATGTGGAATCTTTCCTGTTACGCATATTGCGTTGTCTCCGACAAGTCTTTGACAATTATTCAAAAAGTCGACTCGGTCACTTACGACCAATACCTTGTGT